CACTACAACAAATGGGATACAGATGGAGCCAATGCACACCAAGCACGGATGTCAAATGGTTTTAGACTGTTTGGCAAATATTATGAAAATTTATGGGATTGACAATGACTGTAAAAAATGTTAAACTAAGTGACATGTTAAACGATAATTCCGTCTACATGAAAGAACTAGAACAAAAATTTGAAGATCGATACGGAGAAGAACTTGAAAGAATTATGGGTAGAAAAGTACCGTCCTAAAACAGTAGACGGATATGTATTTAGAGATGACGCACAAAGAAATCAAGTCGAAACATGGATCAAAGATAAAGCTATTCCGCATTTGCTTCTTAGTGGCAATGCTGGGATTGGTAAAACTACTCTTGCTAAGTTACTTTTTAACGAGCTGGAAATAGATGATTTTAATATACTAGAGATTAACGCATCGCGAACAAACTCAGTAGACGATGTAAGGGATAAAATTGTAAACTTTGTACAAATGATGGCGTTTGGCGACGACGAGTTTCGAGTGGTATTGCTAGACGAAGCTGATTACTTATCACCTAACGCACAGGCTGCTCTGCGTGGTGTTATGGAAGAATATCATTCAACAGCAAGATTTGTGCTAACTTGTAATTATCCTAACAGAATTATTCCAGCTATTCATAGTCGTTGTCAAAGTTTTCATATTGCACAACTTCCACAAGATGCGTTTTTAGTACGTTTAGGTCAAATACTACAAAAAGAAAGTGTTATTGTAGAAGATATTTCGACATTAGATACATATGTAAAAGCAACTTATCCAGACTTACGCAAATGTATCAATATGGTGCAACAAAACGTAGTAGATAAAAAACTACTTTCTCCTAGTGCAAATGATTCAGGTGTTTCTGACTGGAAACTTGAAATGGTTGAATTATTTAAGGCAGGTAAGATTCAAGAAGCACGTAAATTATTGTGTGGAACTATTCGTGCAGAAGAAATGGAAGATGTTTATCGTTGGCTATATGACAACGTTGATCTGTTTTCAGATCCTGACGAAGCAGTTTTAAAAATTAAACAAGGAATGGTAGATCATACACTAGTTGTAGATCCAGAAATTAATTTAGCAGCAACATTAATTAGATTAGCGAGGTTACAATGACATACTTAGTTACAGACAATTGTATTAAATGCAAACACACAACTTGTGTAGAAGTGTGTCCAGTCGATTGTTTTTATGAAGGTGAGAACATGTTAGTTATTCATCCTGATGAATGTATTGACTGTGGTGTTTGTGAGCCTGAATGTCCTGTAGATGCAATTGTTCCTGATATTAACTGGAATGATCCTGCAAAAATGGAAGAATGGACAATCATTAATCGCAAGTATGCAGAAATTTGGCCTAATATCACCGAAGCAAAAGACCCTCCTCCAGACGCAGAAGAGTGGAATGGAATACCCAATAAATACGAAGAACATTTTAGCGAAACGCCAGGAGAAGGAGATTAAATGGCAGTCCGATTAGTAAGTTACACCAAGCCAACCCCCGAGTTTGTACAAGAAGGTATTGCAGATAATGATTTGTTAGACTTAGTAGCATTTTGTGCTAGGGTAAGCAATCCTGCAAATCAAATGAATTCAGAGACAAGTGAAAAGCTTGTAAAATATTTGATTAAACATGCACACTGGAGTCCATTAGAAATGGTAAACGTGTGTATGGAGATTGATACCACACGTGACATTGCGCACCAAATTGTACGTCATCGTAGTTTTGCTTTCCAAGAGTTTAGCCAACGCTATGCAGAGCCTGGCGAAATGGGCGAAGTATTTGTTACTAGTGAAGCACGACTACAAGATAACAAAAACAGACAAAACTCTATTGAACTTGATCTTAGTGAGCCAGGTATGGCTGAAATGGTAGTTAAATGGGAAGAATTACAGCAGGATGTATGTTACACTGCTGGTCGTGCATATGACTGGGCAATACAAAATGGAATTGCTAAAGAAGTGGCACGTAAAGTACTACCGGAAGGACTTACAAAAACAAGACTGTATATGAATGGTACTCTGCGTAGTTGGGTGCATTATATTGAATTACGTAGTGCAAACGGAACACAAAAAGAACATATGGACATCGCTAAGGCATGTGCAGAAGTTATTACTGAGGTATTTCCGCTAGCCGAGAATTTGTAATGTTCATACAACCTTTGTTTCCCACACCTCTTGGTTTTTATGAATTAGAGGCTTCTATAGCAGATGACATAGAAGCAAAGGTTGTAAGTCGTCTAAATTTATTAGATTACAAACAAAACGAAACTTACACAGATTATTATAAAGATAATAAACTATTTGAGTTAGAGAAGGAGCTTCCTGTATTGCACAGTTTTATTTTTGATTGTAGAAATCACTACTTGAATGAAACAGCATTTACAGGAAGCTCTGATATACAGTATTGGTTTCAAGACTACAGGACAAAAGAAGCAGTTCATCATTTACATCATCACGGTATACATGGTATAAGTGGCGTATATTGGGTAAGAGCAAACGAAAATGCTGGCGAATTTAGAATGGAAAATCCTAATCCGTTGTGCAATTATGCAGAAGTAAGTGATAGAAATAATTATTTTACACAAGATTATGCAAGTGTGCATCCTAAAAAAGGTTTATTAATACTTTTTCCTGCTTACTTAAAACACGAAGTTTTAGCAGGAAATAAAAATATAGAAAGAACTACATTAGCATTTAACTTTGGAAAAAATTAACAATGCCGCAATTAATGGAAATTGAAGTAGAATGGACAGAACGCTATGCATACTTTCCAGTAAGAAGCACTTGGAGTAAAAAGCGTATTTGGTTTAAAAAATATTGGCATGGCGAAATATTTTATGACGCCATGGGTAGACCTCCAATTAAAGATCGTAGTTGGAAGTTAATTTATACAGAAAACGAATATCTATTAATGCTAATGAAAGAGGACATAAAATATCAACATCCTCTTTGCAATAGCCGTTAAGGTCTAAGCATCTCCGTATATGCGAAGAACTTCTTTTACCGCTTCATGTCTTTCTATATCCTTTGATTCAAAACGGACTAGATTAAGTCTAGAACTTTCAGTTGTATCGAGATGATTTACAAAGTCAATTAGACCGTTGTCTTTTAGACGGTCTGCTTGAGCTAAATCGCCTGTCACACACATTTTTGAGCCTGAGCCCAAGCGTGTTAGTAACATTTTCATTTGATTCGGTGTGGCATTTTGCATTTCATCTGCTATAATATAAGAATCTTTAAATGTGCGTCCACGCATATAAGCAAGTGGTGCTATTTCAATTATACCTTCTGCTATCATCCCCTCTATTTCTCTAGCATTAAAATATTCTCTTAATACATCAAAAATTGGGCGTGTCCATGGAGCCATCTTTTCCTCCATTGTACCTGGCAAGAAACCTAAATCTTCGTCAACTGATACTGCTGGTCTAGTGACAATGATCTTATCTACTTCACCTTCTTTAAATTTCTTTACTGCAACTTGTACAGCCAACAGAGTTTTACCTGTTCCTGCTGGACCGATTCCAAAGACAATGTCTTTACTTTCGTCTAGCAGTGCTAACACATAGGTTTCTTGATTTCTGTTTCTTGGAAGGATTTGTACTTGTTTCTTTTTTTGAAATGTATTAATATTAACAACATTTGTAGTGTTGTTTGCGACTGAGTTATTACGCTTCTTAGAAGCCCGTTTTGCACCCATTAAGTGTCCTCCTTTGGATGTGGAGTAGGACGGTTTGCTCGTAGGAGCACTTGCCCTACATTTGTATTTACCATTTTGCTACAAACAAAAAAGTATATTATATGTTTGAAATAACGATAAATAAGTATAGCAAATGATAGGTTTATAGTATGTATGATGTATTAGATATAATCAAAAACGTAGAAAACATTTATGATTCAAATACTAGCTTTCAAGTTTTAAAAGATTTTGAAAGAGTATTAGATGAACTAGACATTTATGTTTACAAGAACTGGGAAGATGGTGAGTTAGCTGCCGGTCCAGAAATTGGTCGTCATTGGGTTACTTGTTCATTCTTTTGGCCGCAAGAAAAAATGCCGGATCCAATGGGCGGAAAAAGACTAATAGATTATGATTGTAAAGTATTTTACGAAAAAAGTCATATAATAGAACCTAGAAAAATTAAAAAGCCAGACGATATCCGTCCTGGAACAAAAAAAGGCAAACTAGATCGCAAGCCGATTTGGGTAGTTAAAATACAAATGCCTAAAAAACTTATTATGGACATTTATTCTGGATACAAAGAAATGGTAAACAATACCATTGATCCTGCAACACCAGAAACAGTTACTCCTGAGCCACAAACAGCTGATACACAAACAGCAGATACAGAAGGAACAGTATAATGGGTTTACGAAATGGCGACTTGCAACATATGGTCTACGACATTTTTGAAATAGACAGTTATAAATCAAAAATGGGCGCAGATAAAGACATAATTACTTTAAGCTTTAGTGTTAAAGATTCTTCTGCTGCCCAAGATGTTGTTAGTTTCATTGAAAAAGGTTATAGTTTCGTACTTGATGCAGATAGCACACCAGGCGAACAAAGTGATGGTACATATAAAGTTTTTGTAGAAATTGAAAGAGACAAAGAAGCACCTGCACAAATATTAGAAATTGCAGATGGCTTGCAAAAACTAGCAGATCTAGAAAAACTAAGATTTCGTTATTACAAAAATTTTAAAAGTGTAGATCTAAGTCAAGAATCACTAGATGAAATGGTTCCTGTAGATTCAGAAAACTACGGTATAAAAGTAAACGAATCAAACTTAGAAAATTATAAAAACTTTTTTAATAAAAGCTATGTCGAAAACATCGAAATGTGGGATGACATTATTAAGATAGAAAAAAAATTTGCCGATCCATTGTTCTTTAAATATGTAGACTTCGGTGATACTGTAGATACGTTAGAGTCACTAACAGAATCATTAAATGTTAACGAATTTGCAGAAGTAATTTTCCTATCAAAATATATAGGTGATTATAATATCACAAAATATGGCAACAAACTTACATTTGAAAATGTCGGAAAGACCTTAGTTCTAGAAAGATTATAATAAATACCTTGAATGTTAAACATTCATAGTTAAAAAGGATCCAAAAAATGAGCTTTGAATTTGACTTCACTAAAGAACATCTCGGAGAAATTATCTCCGCTGATCCAGATGATTGGTATGATGCACTTTGTGAACTACTACCTAAGTATGGTATTACTACAGAACGCAGAGTTGCACACTTTTTAAGTCAGTGTGCTCACGAATCAGCAGGCTTTAAACGCCTAGAAGAAAACCTAAACTATTCAGCAAAAGCACTTCGTGCTGTGTTTGGTCGCTACTTTGGTGATGCTCCAAAGGCTGATGCAGATGAATATGCACGTAATCCAGAAATGATTGCAAACCGTGTTTACAATGACGAATATCGCAAATATAAAATGGGCAACACTGAAGAAGGCGACGGTTGGAGATTCCGCGGTCGTGGACTAAAGCAGCTAACTGGACGTGATAACTACACACGCTTTGGTGCTAGCGTTGATATGACAGCAGAAGAAGCAGCAGATTATGTTGCAACACCTGCAGGTGCTATTGAGTCAGCTTGCTGGTTCTGGGACGCAAATAACCTAAACGACATTGCAGATGGTGATGACGTTAAGCGTATGACAAAGAAAATTAACGGTGGTACTATTGGACTAGAAGATCGTCAAAAACGTTACATTCATGCTATGGAAGTACTAGGTATGGATGCTGAAGATCTAGCACAAGACGAAGATGACGTAGATGAAATTCTAGATGATATCGGTGTACTACGCAAAGGTTCACGTGGCGATGGTGTTAAAATCATGCAGGAAGCACTAGGCATTGGTGCAGACGGTGTGTTTGGCCCAGGTACTGAACGTGCGCTAAAAGAATGGCAGGCAGAAAACGGTCTTGTAGCAGACGGTATTGCAGGTCCTGCAACATTTGCGAAACTACTGGACGACTAATATGGGCATGAAACTTGCAGGAATTTTATTCATTATGATGTTGTTAGGAGGAACGGCATTTGCTTATTACTATAATGACACACAAGAAAGAATGGCTATACTGCAAGAAAATAATGCAAAATTAGAAACAGCAGTACAAACCAACGAAGAAGCGTTAGCAGCACAAACTGCTGCTTTCGCTGCTATGCAAGCAGAAAATCAAAGATTACAAACAGAATTTGCTGCAATTAATGATCGCAATAGAGCATTAGAAAATAGACTGAGCAGACATGATATCGGTGCAGCCGCTGTTGCTAGGACAGAATTAACTCAAAAAGTGTTAAACGGCGCAACTGAAAATGCACAACGTTGTTTGGAAATAATTAGCGGATCGCCGTTGACAGAAAGTGAACTTTCTGCAACAAAACCAAGCGAAATTAATCCAGAATGTTGGAGAGACGCAAATCCAAACTTTGATCCTAATATTCAATCAGAGGCTTGGAAAAGGAAGAACTTATGAAAACAGTAGCAGTTGCATTAATAGGAATATTATTACTAACAGGTTGTAGTAATAATAGACCTCAACCAATTGAAATTAGTGCTAAACCTATAGACAAGCCAGAACTAATACTTCCTCCTATTGAACCTTTACGCTTAAAAGAAGTAGAGTGGACAATTATTACTGAAGAAAATGCACAAGAAGTATTCGCTGCTTTACTAAAAAGTAAAAAAGATCCTATGCTTATAGGGCTTACAGATGAAGGTTATGAAACACTATCATTAAATATGAGTGACATTATGGCTTTGATTGCAAAACAAAAAACTGTAATTGCAGCATATCAAAACTATTATGAAGAATCCGAACAAGCACTAGACGCAGCCAATCAGAATTTAGAAGATGCACAAGCAGAAGTAGAAGCACAAAACAATCAGCCAACTGAATCAGTTCTCGGTAACCTAAATCCTTTTAAATAAAATAAATACATAGTAAACAGAGAGGGTTACTATGTGGGATATGATTGAACGTATGTTCGGTGATACACTGTGGATATACACAGCAATAGCCGGATCGTTGCTAGGGGCAGCATTTTTAGCGTGGTTTAGAAACACACACGCAGCACTTTACTTAATGTCAAAATTTGATGCACTACTAGATAGTCTAGTAGATCGTTTCGGATGGGATTTTTTACAAGACGACCCAGAAGCTTGGCGCAAAAGATACCCAAAAGTAACTAAAAAAGTTGACGAGTTAGAAGCTCGCATCGCAAAACTAGAGGGGAAAAAGTGATGGCAGAAGAAGAAAAAAAATCAGTAACTATGGATGCAGACGCTGCTGCTAAAATGGACACAAATGGTGACGGACATATTAGTGCAGAAGAAGCAGCAATGGAACTAGAATTTAGACGTAAGGCACTTGAAGATCAAGATGCAATGCGTGACGCACAACGTAATATGGCATGGTTTGCATTGTTCGGAATGCTGCTTTATCCATTTGCAGTTGTAATTGCAGTGTGGGTAGGACTAGAACAAGCAAGCAATATTCTAGGCGATATGGCTGCAACATACTTTGTGTCAGTTGCTGCAATTGTTGCTGCATTCTTTGGTGGACAAGCATACAGCGGCGCAAAGAAAAAGTAATCATTAGTAATACTATAAAATAGTCCATACGATAAGTAAATGTATGGACTATTATTCTATCTTAGGTGTTAATAAAAACGCCTCTCCCGAAGATATTAAAAAAGCGTATCGTAAACTTGCAATGAAGCATCATCCTGATAGAGGAGGTGATGCAGGCAAATTACAAGAAATAAATGAAGCTTACGACACACTTAAAGATCCAAAAAAGCGGTCACAGTATGATAATCCGCAGCCTAGATTTGATACCTCTAGTATGAATAGAGGACCTTTCGGTGGAATGGATGATATTTTCGAAACTATGTTTAGGCAAAATACAGGCAGACCGAGAAGGCCAAGAAATAGAGATATTACATTAGCAGCAGAAATAGAACTTGTCGATGTTTTACAAGGTAAAGATTTAATTGTTTCTTACAGACTGTTTAGCGGAAAGAATGAAACAGTAGATGTCCAAATACCTCCAGGTGCACGACACGGTGACACAGTAAAATTTGATGGTTTAGGCGATGACGGTGATCCTAGATCACCAAGAGGAGATTTATTAGTCAAAATTAGATTAAAAAAACATCCTGTTTTTACAAGACAGGAAGGAAATCTTTATACTGATGCAAAAATAGATGTATTTGACTGCTTAACTGGAACAACATTACTAATAGAAACATTAGATAATAAAAAGGTTAAATTAAACATTCCTAGAGGCACTAAGCCAGGTCAAGTTTTTAGTATTCCGCACTACGGATTACCTGATTTAAGAACTAGACAAAAAGGCCATTTATATGTTAAAATACAAGTAACTGTTCCAACAATAAAAGATCCTAGATTATTAGCAAAATTACAGGAATTAAGAAATGAAATTAATTTACAGTCCTGACCCATGGTTAGAAAAACAAGTAAAATCTTTTGATTTTGAAACATTAGATGCAAAAGAAATAGAAAACGAAATGATTGATATAATGCAACAAGAAGGCGGTATTGGTCTAAGTGCAAATCAAGTAGGCTTGGATGCACAAGTATTTGTTATGAAGCCTTTTTTATTAGAAGACAAGACACCGTTTGCACTTTTTAATCCGTCAATCAAGGAAGTCACTGTAAATATTTTAGACGAGCCTGAAGGTTGTTTGAGTCATCCGGATTTGTATTTAAAAGTTAAAAGACCTAGAGGTGTAATTGCTAATTATCTTGACAGTAGCGGAAAAGAATGTACAATAGAATTATACGATATAGACGCACGTTGTTTTTTACATGAATATGATCATTTACAAGGAATAGAATTTACTGAAAGAGTCAGTAAATTAAAATTAAAAATGGCAAAGAAAAAACAGCTAAAGAAACAAAGGAAAAATATCTAAATGGTAGAGCCGAGCCAAGAACTAAAGCTAGCATTTGATAAAAGTGTTAGTGATGCAAGAAAATTACAACATGAATATGTAACTTTAGAACATTTATTATTTGCTATTTGTTGTATAGAAGAATTTGAAAATTTATTAATGGGTTATGGTATTGATGTTTCTTTCCTAAAATCTAATTTAGAACATCATTTGAAAAATAATCTTGATGATATTAAATTAGATCCTCCAAATAGAAAATTTAAACCTAAAAAAACACAAGCAGTTGAACGCTGTCTTAATCGTGCATTTACACAAGTACTTTTTAGTGGACGTGAACATATTAAATTAGCAGATGTAATTATCAGTATGCTACACGAGAAGAAAAGTGTTGCAACTTATTGGCTTACTAAAGCAGGAGTCGAAAAAGAAAAATTTAGCTCTTATGTTAGTAATGAAATTGAACATGAAGATTTCGTTGATGAAGAAATTACAGGAGAAATGCAAAAAGCTCTTAGGTCTTTTACTGTTGATCTAAATAACCAAGTTAAAAAAGGTAAAATTGATCCTATTATTGGACGATCAGATGAATTAGAAAAACTTGCACTTGCACTAGGTCGCCGTAGTAAAAACAATGTGCTTATGGTGGGTGATCCAGGTGTGGGTAAAACTGCTATTGCAGAAGGACTTGCATTTAACATTGTAAATGATAATGTTCCTAGCTTCTTAAAAGAATACAAAGTATACAATCTTGACATTGGTGCTATGCTTGCTGGTTCTAAGTATCGTGGTGACTTTGAAGAACGCTTTAAACTCGTACTACATGCCCTTACCAAACAAGGTAAAACAATTATGTTTGTAGACGAAGCACACATGATGAGCGGAGCCGGTGCCGGCGGCGGCAATAGTTCTAATGACCTTGCAAATATGCTAAAACCTGCACTTACAAAGGGCGACCTAAAAGTAGTTGCATCTACTACTTGGGAAGAGTATCGCAAATACTTTGAAAAAGATCGTGCGTTGATGCGCCGTTTTCAGCGTGTAACTATCGGTGAACCTACTAGTGAAACAACCAAAGATATTTTGCAGGGTATTAAAAAGTACTATGAAGATTATCATGCTACTACAATCACTGATGAAGCAATCGAAGCAGCAGTAAAACTTAGTGTTAAATATCAGTCAGATAAAAAACTTCCTGACAAAGCAATTGACTTAATTGATGTTGCATGTGCTCGCTTCAAAGTACGTGACCAAGAAGAAGATAAAATTGTTACAGAAGAAAGTATACAATTTGAATTATCGAAAATGTTAAATTTGCCAACTGAGCAAATTGCGGAACGTGAAACAGAAAATCTTGCTAATCTAGAGAAAAATCTAAAAGCAACAGTATATGGACAAGACGATGCAATTGAATCAATTGTTGACAAAATACTGGTTGCACAAGCAGGTCTTAAACCAGATGACAAGCCAGTAGGTGCGTTTGTGTTTATGGGTCCAACTGGTACTGGTAAAACTGAAACTGCTAAACAACTTTCTAAAGCACTAGGAGTAAAACTAGTACGTTTTGATATGAGTGAATATCAAGAAAAGCATAGTGTTTCTAAATTAATTGGTTCGCCTCCAGGTTATGTAGGACACGAGGAAACTTCAGGTCAATTAATTGAAAAATTGCAGGAAAATCCTAATTGTGTATTGCTGTTAGATGAAATAGAAAAAGCACACCCTGATGTTTCTCAAATTTTGTTGCAAGTTATGGACAATGGTCTTATCACTGGTTCAAATGGCAAAGAAGCAGATGCACGTAACTGTATATTAATCCTTACAACTAACCTAGGTGCACAAGAAAGTGAAAAGAGTGCAATTGGATTTGTTGAAGAAGTAGAAAAAGACTACGACGATGCCGAAATTAAGAAGTTCTTTGCTCCTGAATTCCGTAACAGGCTAGATGGTACTATAACATTTGCTAGACTTACTAAAGAAGTTATGCTTAAAATTGTTGGTAAGTTTTTGGTCGAACTTAAAAGTATGGTCAAAGACAAAGACATTGCTATTGAAGTGACAAACGATGCATTGGATGCACTTGTTGATAAAGGCTTTGATAGAAAAATGGGTGCTCGTCCACTCCAGCGTGTAATTGATAAAGAAATTAAACGTCCTCTAAGTAGACAAATACTATTTGGCGACTTAAAAGATGGCGGAAGTTTAACAATTGACTATAGAGAAGAAGAGTTTAAATTGGATATTGTAACTGATGAAGTATCCGAAACTGTGTGAAACTAAGAAATTACATTATGGTGCTTATCTATACAAAGTTGTAATATATAACGAGATAAGCACCATTTTTAGAACAGAGTTACAAAAACACGGTACACTTTCTCATGCAAAAGAAGTATTGGAAGAATACAAAAAAGATTTCGACGCCGGGCGTCCTATATACAAATATAAATTTCGTACCAGATTTTTAGTTACTTATGAAGTTTTCCGTGAAGCATATAAACTTTACAAACTTATGTTGGATATGGAAGATTATAAAGTAAGGGTTGATCCATACGGTAGCTTAATTATCTATTCAAATAATTTAGAAGATTTAGAAAAAGTATGTAACACAGTTTCTGTTAGAGAATTATGGAAACCTAGTGATGATGCTATCAAACTACTTCTCAGTAGAGATAATATTATAGTTTGCGACGAACCTGTAACACTATCATACAAAGTTACCCTTAATAGATCACGAATTGGCACTACAAATCAATTAGCTAACTGGCTTAAAAATAACACAGATAAATCTAAAGTAGGAAAACGATCACTAATGATGTTTGAACAAGATTTATATGTAGATGGATTATATTTTTATGTAAGAGACAAAAAGGTATTGATGCTAATTGAAATGATGGTAGGTAACAAAATACGCAGAGTAGACAAATTAATCTACAAAGGCAATATTGATAAATAGTAGTATGCCAGCTTATAGTGAAATAATATTATCAAATCAAACTCATACAGGAAACAGCAACACGGAAACTGTTACTGGAGAAAAGTACAAAGGAGACGGTTACTACGGACGTAGTGACGGGTTTCATACTGTTCAATATAACTATACAGGTTTGACAGGTACAATTGCTATACAAGCAACACTTGCAACAGATCCTGCTGATGAAGATTGGTTCGAAGTACATAGTTATATAGCCGCAAGTGAAACATCTAGTAAGATAGCAAACTTTACTGGCAATTATGTTTGGATAAGAGCAACACTAACCTATACTGACGGCACACTTAATTCAATCAGTTTAAATCATTAAGGGTATATTATGGAACATTTTGTAAGAATAGTAATGGAAAAACAAGAAAATGCTAGTTTAAACGAAAGTGTTTTTACAGACTATGAAGTATTTGAAACAGAACAAGGTGCTACAGTTTTTCAAATACCTCTTACAGCTCAGTTAGATGAAGAACAGGCAGACGAATTTGCTAACCGTGTAGCTAACTTCTTATTCGATGAAGGATATGATGACTTTGATATTGAGTTTACTACAGACAGTGAAGTAGATGAAGACGAAATCACACTAGATGGAGATGATTTCTACGAAGAATACGGTGTGATGTGGTTTAACGAAGATGACGAAATTGATGAAGCAGAGTACCAAGGTCGTAAAGTTAAACTAGGTAAGCCGATGCGTGGTGATGTTAAGAAGTTTAAAGTATATGTAAAGAATCCTAAAGGCAATGTAGTTAAAGTTAACTTTGGTGATCCTGACATGAAGATTAAAAAGTCTAACCCGGCACGTAGAAGAAGTTTCCGTGCAAGACACAACTGTGATAATCCAGGACCACGTCATAAGGCACGTTACTGGAGTTGCAGAAAATGGTAAAAATTACTGAATTTACACAAAGAGAAGATTTCAAATTACCTTTTGATATTGTAGATGATTTACACGTTTACATGAAAAATGATCCTATGTTTTATCGTAAAAGTTACTATCCTACAATGGTAAAAATTGCAGAACTTACAAAAAATAAAAAAGCAATAGATGCACATAAAGAATTTACTCCTATGATAGATAGTGCGTGTGAATCTTATTGCTCTAAATATGATATTGCAAGAGATCCTAGCGATGTATTTTCTGAAAACGACCGTAAAGCATTGGTAAATAAAATTTATTCTGAAGAAATTGAAGGCATAAGACAAGGTGAATACTGATGCGTTTCCAAGAATTTCGACATATCCTTAAAGAAGATTGGGTTTGTGGGAAATGCTATGCAGATCCTTGTGTATGCGAAACTATCACTGAAGCAGCAAAAGTAGGTCGTGAATATCAACACCTTGAAGATCTTGTATTTGTAGATGGATCAGAAGGTGCAAATCGTGCAGCAGATATACTTGAAAAATTAGGTAGCGACTCGGACGATGTTGCAATCAAATGGGATGGTAACCCTACTATCTATTGGGGACGTGAGCCAGATGGACAATTTGTTCTTGTAGGCAAGAACGGCTGGGGCAGAAACAAATCAACTTCAGCAGAAGACCTAAGCAAGTTTATTCAAAATTCAGGCAAAGGTGTAGAAGAAGAACCATGGAGAGCAGACTTTGGTGCCGAAATGGCAGAAGTGTTTAACATTATGAAAGCAGCTACACCTCCAAACT